AAATAATGATAAAAAGATATTCGTCATAGGGGGGAGTGAAATTTACAAGCAAGCTTCAAAACTAAAATGTGATAAAATATACTTAACCCGTATCTTCAATAATTGTAAATGTGATACATATTTTAATTTAGATCTAAATTGGTATAAGATTTTTTCTAGTGATAAAAAATATAGTAAAAGTGGTAATTTATTTTATCAATTCCAAGAGTTAGTATATAGACCTCTAAATACGTCTGAAAAAATATATTTGAATACTGTTCGAGATATCATTTCAAATGGGTCTGTTAAAAATGACCGTACTGGTGTAGGTACGATAAGTAAATTCGGCGTTCAAATAAGATATGATCTTCAAAATCAATTTCCATTGTTTACAACCAAACGTGTTCCGTTTCGTATTATAGCTGAAGAATTATTATGGTTTATCCGTGGTTCAACTGATAGTAAACTTTTAAATGCTAAAAATGTTAAAATATGGAACGCGAATGGTTCTCGTGAATTCCTTGACCAACAAGGTTTTATAGATAGAAAAGTTGGTGATTTAGGCCCAGTATATGGATTTCAATGGAGACATTTTGGAGCTGAATACGTAAATTCATATACTAATTATTCTGATAAAGGGATTGATCAATTACAAAATTGTATTTCATTGATTAAAAATAATCCAGATAGTCGTAGGATTATTTTATGTGCTTGGAATCCATCTGATATACCGAAAATGGCATTACCACCATGTCATACTTTATGCCAATTTTATGTTTGTGATAATAAATTGAGTTGTCAATTATATCAGAGATCTGGGGATATGGGTCTGGGAGTACCTTTTAATGTTGCGAGCTATTCATTATTAACTTACATGATTGCGCATATTACTAATTTACAACCTGGGGAATTTATCCATACAATTGGTGATGCTCATGTATATAAGAATCACGTAGAGCCATTAAAGACACAGTTAGATAGAAAACCTTTTAAATATCCAATACTAGAAATAAATAGAAAAATAAAAAATATAGATGATTTTCAAATGTCTGATTTCAAACTGGTGGATTATAATTGTCATAAATCGGTGAAAATGAAGATGGCCGTATAAATCGATTACATTTACTATATATTGTATCGTGTAATACGTTTAAAAATAAAATACATAAAAGACCTTGTGTAAATGTATTAATATTTATTTCAACTACACAGCAATTTTTATTTGTGAAAAATAATATTATATTACCAAAAATAAGAGAAAATATAAATATTAAAGGAGTTTTAAAAAAAATGTTTTTAGCTATCTTTTTTATTCTTTGTGTGTATTTTCTCCTTCTTTCCATACGTTGTTCGGTATATATAGCTAATTGTTCTAATCTTTTTGTTTCTAGCATAAATTCAATATCTGGTAAACCTGTTTTACGAGGAGAAATAGTAGGGTCAAAAAATGGATTTAAAATTTCATTTAGTGTATTTTCATCATTAAAATCATATTTACAAATACTACAATTGTAATTTCTTATATCTTTCTCAATTTGAAAACAATTTTCACAAATAGGTGTTTGACATTCACAAGGACTTTTGGAATAAGTTTGGTCCATGCATATATAACAATTTTCTGGTTCTATAAATTTTAAATTTATATTCGATACCATTTTGATTTAAAATAATAAACCTTTTAAATCAAATGTGTGGTATCTTTTTTCTAAAAACAGAACAAACAAATGATGATTTAACAAAATGTAAATATGTTGATCGATTTAATAGAACTAAACATCGTGGGCCAGATTATAGTTTTTACAATGAAATAAAAGAAAATATGTTCATAGGATTTCATAGACTATGTATTAACGATTTATCTGACTTAGGAAATCAACCTTTTGTAAATGATAATGTATATTTAATATGTAATGGAGAAATTTATAATCACAAAATATTATCACACGAATATGATATATCTTCTGAATCTAATAGTGATTGTGAAATAATATTACACCTTTACAAAAAATTAGGAATCTATCAAACAATACGATTATTAGACGGAGTTTTTGCATTTGCATTGGTTGATTGTAATAAACAAACCGTATATATTGCTAGAGATACGATGGGAGTTCGACCACTATATATTTCATATGATAAAAAAAATTTATCATTAGCGTCAGAAGCAAAATCAATTGTTTCATTTGGAAGTATTTCTCAATTTCCAGCTGGAAAATATGCGGCATATGATTTAAACACCGGGACAATAAATACCCATAATTATTTTAAGTTTTATAAAAATAGTTTAATAAAAGATTCTATAAATGTATCTCAAAATATAAAAGAATTACTTGAAAAAGCAATTGAAAAGAGATTAATGTCAGACCGCCCAATTGGTTGTTTATTATCTGGTGGGTTAGATAGTTCAGTTGTAGCATCTATTTTACAACGTAAATCCAACCATAAAATAAAAACATTTTCTATTGGATTTGAAGACTCTATTGACTTAAAATATGCTAGAAAAGTAGCTAAATATATATCATCTGATCATTATGAATATGTAATGACACATGAAGAAGCTCTAAATAAAATACCAGAAGTCATAAAAATGATTGAAACAGATGATATAACGACAATTAGAGCATCTGTTGGGATGTATATATTAAGTGAATATATTAAAGAAAATTTCAAAGAAATAGTTATCTTTTCAGGGGAGGGTGCAGATGAATTATTATGTGGGTATTTATATTTTCATAATGCACCAGATGATACATCCGTATTTCAAGAATCTAAACGTTTATTAGAAGAACTTCCTGAATATGATGTGTTACGTGCAGATAGGTGTACTGCTATTCATGGATTAGAATTAAGAGTTCCCTTCCTTGATTCGCATTTAGTAAATTATTGTACTAAATTAGATGGAAGTATACGTAAACCACAAGGAGATATTGAAAAATATTATTTACGAAATGCTTTTCAAGGATACATACCAGATGAAGTGTTATGGAGAAGAAAAGATGGGTTTAGTGATGGTGTTAGTGGAACTCAAAAACCATGGTATCAAATTATTCAAGAACATGTGGAAAATCAAGAAAAGTATGACTTTATATCCAAAGAAGCTTCATATTATAGTCAGATTTTTCATAGATATTATGATCATGTAGCAGTTGAAAAATACTGGATGCCAAAATGGACCGACGAAAATGATCCGTCAGGAAGACTTATTAAGATAAAAAAAAAAGAAGATTAAAAATGAATATACATTTAATATTAAAGATATATTAAATGAAAATTGTGTTTGCTTTATTTACAGTCCATGTTATTTCTTACTGGACAACTGTCTTATTATATACATTAATATACAATCAATGGAACAACGAGTCAAAAAAAGTTATTTATAATGTTTTTGTCAATCAATTTTATTACACCTCTTTGTATTATATACCTTTTCAGTATTATCCCCAACCGTTTGAATCTAATATACACGGTATATGGCAAATACCTATTATAATAATATTAACAGATGTTATATTTTATATATCCCATCGATATTTTCACTATAATAAAACATTATATAATTTTATTCACAAAAAACATCATGAATACGATCCACCAATTGCGTCAGCTGCGTTGTATGCACATCCTATCGAACATTTATGTGTAAATTTACTTTCTACTGTTTTACCATTATTTATTGTAAAAGCTAATTTAACAATATCTATGTTATGGGTTTTTATTGCATCTGTAAACGTTGTGGTTGCTCATAGTAGAACCTGGAAAAATGATCCACACACGGCTCACCATAAATATTTAAACTGTAATTATGGTGTTGGTCCGTTATTCGTGGATAAAATGTTTAAAACTTTTAGATATTAAAAATGAATATATATAATAATTCTAAAAATTATTAAATAATGGAAAGTAAATTATTATACAAGAAGAAAAATAAAGAACAAATTTATTTCAGTCATTTTAATTGTATTAAACAAATAAATATTCAAAAATGGAAATATAATAGACCAGCTGATAAAGATAGAGTAATAGAAATAAAAAATACTATGCTTAATAATATTTTAGTAGATGATAGAATTTACTTATGGCAAGATAATACCAATGAATATAAATGTTACGATGGTAATCATAGATTAGAAGCTATAAAACAAATATTAAATGAAAATAAACTATCAAAAATTACTTTCCCTTATCTACAAATTAGTATTACTCAACATTCAGATGAGAGTGAAATTAAAAAAAAATTTCAAATGTTAAATAAAGGTTGCCCAGTTTCCGAACTATATACAGAAAATTTAAGTAACGAAAAAATAAAAGAAATAATTGAATGGGTTATAGATAAAATAAAAAAAAAATGGCCTAAACATAAAAAAACTAGTAAAAATCCAAGAATACCTCATTTTAATGAAAGTAATTTAACTCAACAACTATACGAATTTTTAGAAAATAAAAATATTAGTAAAGAAATATTATGGAATAAAATTTTAGAATTAAATAAAATATATTCTGAAGGAAAACATATAAAATTAAATTTTTCTGATAAAATAATGAAAAAAGTAAAAGATAATAATTGTTATTTATTTTTAAAAAAAGATTTTACTATTAATTTAGATATTTAAAACTTTTAGAGAATAAAAATGAATATATATTTGAAAAATATATATTTGAAAAATGAAAGTATTAGCAATAGGTGATCCACATTTTATGATAACAAACATAAAGAATGTAGAACTTTTTATGGAAAAAATTTATTTATTGATTGAATCACAACAACCAGATTTAATTGTAATGTTAGGAGATTTGCTTCATGAGCATGAGCGTTTACATATAACTCCATTAAATAAAGCTTACGATTTTATTAAAAAGTTAAGTCAGTATTCATTAACTTACTGTCTAGTTGGAAATCATGACTTATTAAATAACAGGCAATATTTGTCTGAAAATCATTGGATGAACGCAATGAAAGACTGGGATAATGTAAAAATAGTTGACAAAGTATGTTCGTATCAGAATTTTTTGTTTGTACCTTACGTTCCTCCTGGTAGATTCGTAGAGGCACTTGAAACATACAAGGAAATAGACTGGAAACATGTTAAATGTATTTTTGCACATCAAGAATTTTATGGTTGCAAAATGGGCGCTATTTTATCTGAAGAAGGAGATAAATGGGAATCAAATTGGCCCCTAGTAGTTTCTGGGCATATTCATTCAAGACAATGGATTGGTGATAACGTCTATTATCCTGGCGCGGGCATGCAACATGCTTTTGGAGAATCAGAAAAGAATGTAATTCCTATTATAACATTTGATAATGACACACATGCCATTGTAGAACATAATTTAGGACTTCCAAGAAAAAAAATATTGTATACTGATTTAGAAACAATTGGTGATCTTAAGATTCCAGAAACGGGTGATCAAATAAAAGTTACTGTGAAAGGTAATTACGAAGAATTCAAAACCTTTAGAAAAACAAAAAAATATAAAGATTTATCAAAAAAAGGTGTAAAAATAGTATACAAACATAAAAAAATAAAAAAGTTTGATAACATCGAAGTAACAAATAAATCGGATTTTTATGAAATTTTAAATGAGCTAGTAAATCGTACCAAAGATGATTTTTTAATATCAGATTATAATTACGTATTTATGGGAAAAGAAAAAAATGAAGAAATTTTAATAGTATAAGAAAAAAAATTTTTTTTTTCTTACATATAAAAAATGTATGGGAGAAAATCAACTAAAATTGATGATTTATTAGATTTAGATGATCCATCAGATGGTTCAGAAGGATTTTCCAATAGAAGCGTGGGTTCATATACAAATGCTATTCGATCAAATAATCCGAATATGTTTAGAGGAAATGCCGTTGATGGTGCGAAGAGAATAGAACAATATAGACAATTAAATAATTTTCAAAACCAAAGGACACAACATCCAAATTATAGACAACATACATCATCTTATAAACAATCACCAACTATATATGAAGGTTTCGATAATAAAAAAACTAATACAAATAATAAAGATATAACGTGTCAACAGGTATTAAAACATATATCAAACTGTCCTATTTGCAGCAAATTTTATAATAATGATAGAACTGTTTATATAATTATTATAGTAATTTTAATCATTATATGTTTACTTTTATTTAAAAAGGTATTAGATGTATAAATAACTTAAAATAATATTTTTATTTTAAAATATGAATAAAAATATACAGAATATAAATAATGATATTAAAAGTACTCTTGATGATATTATAGATGTAATAGTTGGATTTGATGAAAAGGTTTCATCAAAAAAATATAATAAAATCATTTTGTCAGGGGGAGCTATAAAAGGGTTTTCTATATTAGGTAGTTTACAATATTTATACGAACATCAACTAATAAATAACGTTAATAAATACGTTGGTACATCCGTTGGTTCAGGTATCTTGTATTTATTAGCAATTGGGTATACACCAATTGAAATTATAGTAAAAATATTAACATCTCAATTTTTGAAAAAGATGCAATTAAATATTTTTTCTTTGACACAAGGCTATGGGGCATATGATTGGAATGTAATTGAAGAATTTCTAAAAAATTTGACATTAGATAAAATCGGTAGATTTATATCATTAAATGAATTGTACACTGATTTTAACAAAGAAATTATATTTGTAACTTATAATTATTCAATGAATCGAACTGAATATATATCTTATCATAATCATCCAAACATGCAATGTTTAACTGCTATTCGAATGTCATGTAATTTACCAATTATATTTTCACAATTTAAATATTTAAATTGTTACTATTTAGACGGTGGTATGACTAATAATTTCGCTATAAATAAAATAGAGGAAGGTGATAATACAATAGCAATTAATACTAATTTCCAGGGTGAAATAAAAAATAAAGATACAGATAAATTTAAAATACATGAATATATCTATAATATAATATGTAAATTTGTTAACACTGAAGGTAAAAAAAATATAAACAATGTACATCTGAATTGTGATATAATTAACATTAAAAAAACAGATGTATCTTCTATTGATTTTTCAATTACAACTCAAACTAAATTAAATATGTTTTCATATGGTTATCAAATTACAAAAAATAAATTATTAGACATAATTTACAAAAATCATAAAAGTAATTTAAAATCGAATAGATTGTGTATAAATAATGCCACGCAATAAAATTAAAGTTATTAAAATTCCATTAGAACAACATGAAAAAGCTCGATTGCCGTCGCAATCATTTTCAAGAATGCCACAACTATATTTAGAACTTTTAGAAAATAAAGATAAAATTAAACAACAATTAGTTAATATCGATTTTGTACCTGATAAAACTATTTCTCTACCAGGTACAAAAGAAAATTTTTTATCTCAAAATATTTCACCTAAATCATCTAAATTATCTTATTCTTCTGGATCCGATTTATCAGATTCTGATGATTCAGACAATGAAAATGACGACGATCTACAAAATCGATTATCAAAAATTAATATCGATACAGATGATACAGATAGTAATGCTTCAAATGAAGACAAACTATCTCGTAGATTAAAAAATCTACTAAACGACGATGATGATAAAACGATGCAAACATCTTCTAAAAATAAATATAAGAGTCCACCAACATTGAATGAATTAGAAAATAACGGAGCAATGAAAAGAGAAAAACATTTGCCAGATATGACTAGACAAACATATGAAAATGAGGATGAAGAAGATTTGAAAAGAGAGATGTTATTTAAATTTGATCTTCTCAAAAAATCATATGGAAACAATCAAAATATTCCCGAATTTACAGTACATTCTGATTATCGTACAATGGAGCATTCATATGAAAATACTCTTAGGAAATTATCTATTGATTCAACTGTTGATAATTACAAAACATATTTAATTGGTGGATTTATGTTGGTTGAATTTGTATTGGGGAAATTTTTGAAGTTTGATATGGAAGGTTTTACACAACAACAAATTGTAAATATGGGTTCATACGAAAGACTTTTAATTGAGTTGGGTGAAAAATCATATACACCAGGTGGATCGGATTGGCCAGTCGAAATTAGATTAGTGTTTTTAATCATTATTAATGCTGCTTTCTTCGTAGTTAGTAAAATTTTAATGAAAAACACGGGTACTAATATTTTAAACATGATTAATTCAATGAACGTAAATAGTAACCCTCAAGCTCCAGTAAACGAACCCAAAAGAAAAATGAAAGGACCAGATATATCTTTTGATGATTTAGATGATTTAAGCGACGATGAATAAATAATTAAAAATGATTTAATTATTTATTTATTTTATAAAACAGAAATACTATGCAGATACAAATAGCATCTGATTTACACATCGAATATCTCAATCAAATGATTGATGTTAATAATTTTATTATACCAAAAGCCCCTATTTTAATATTGGCTGGAGACATTGGTTCACTCTATAGATATGATCAATTATATAATTTTTTGTCAAAATTATCTCTAAAATTTAAATATGTATTATATGTACCGGGAAATCACGAATTTTATACTATGAATGATTATAAACCATTACCTTTCAGAATTTTAGCCAATAGATTATATCAATTGGAAAACAGTATATCAAATTTGTACATCTTAAACAAATCATCCGTTATTATTGAGAATATTTGTTTTATTGGCGCCACTTTATGGAGTAAAGTCCCAGAAAAATCAATTATACCTAAATATAGAGTCCGAATCAAAGGAATGAACAGCTATCAATATAAATCAAATCATATAAAAGATCTTCAATTTATTAGTAAAACACTTGATTTTTGCAAACAAAAAAATTTAAAACCATGTGTTATCACTCATTACCCCCCATTAAAAAAATGTATGGGTCCACATCATTCAAATGATAAATATCAATTTTTATATTTTAATGAATTAGACTATATTTTTAATCAATATGACATACATTTATGGATCTATGGTCACGTACATTATAATCAACAACTTAAAATACAAAATTGTACATGTTTGTCAAATCAATTAGGAAGAGAAAGAGATAATATTACTGATTATGTTAAAGATTTCTTATATAATTTTTAAAATTAATTTTAATTTTAAAAAATATATTATAAAATAAAATGAAACGTTCTGAATTAGAAGGTAAAAATTTAGGAGAACTTAAAAAAATAGCTAAGTCTCATAAGGTAAAAGGTTACTCTAAATTTCGTAAATCAGATATTCCAGAACTGATTAACTTAATGTTAAATTTTAAAATTTCTAAAAAACCAAAAAGTCGTTCTAAAAAACCAAAAAGAAGAAGTCGTTCTAAAAGACGTTCTAAAAAACCAAAAAGTCGTTCTAAAAAACCAAAAAGAAGAAGTCGTTCTAAAAGACGTTCTAAAAGACGTTCTAAAAAACCAAAAAGTCGTTCTAAAAGACGTTCTAAAAAACCAAAAAGAAGTCTTTCTAAAAAACCAAAAAGAAGTAGTTCTAAATTACCAGAAAAGTATTCCAATATAGTTTTACCCGGATATACTAAAAAAATAAGTAAAATGAAAATCAAAGAATTAAAAGATTTTGCAAAAAGTAGAAAACTAAAAAGATATTCTAAATTTAAAAAAGATGATTTAATAGTATTTATTATTGAAAATTTAAATAAATCTGTTCAAAAAGACAAAACGCCTAAAAAATATAAATTACCTTTATCTAAAGACGATGTTAAATTATTGAAAAAAAATGAAATGATTAAAATTTTGAAAGATAATGGTATAACTATTGGCCTTCCTAATAAAAAATCAGAACTAATATTATTATTACAACAAAATAAATGTTCACCAGTTGATAAAAAATATTGCGATAACGACGAATTGTGTGATATTAGAAATAATGTTTGTATGTCTCCAGATTTTTCAAAAAGAGGTTTGATAAAAATTAAATTAGATGGAAAAGAAATAATTGGTACTAAACAAGCTATTGATAAATTAAAAAAACAAATCAAAAATTCACCTTTAAAAGAAGATAGCGGTGTAATGGATGACATAGTTGACATAGTTGATATAGTTGATAATAAAGATGAAGATCCATTAGATAAATTTGATGAAGATGATCCGATTGATATAATCGATAATGACGATGTTGATGTTTTAGACATTTTTGATGAACAAGTTAATCTAAATGATATGGACATTGAAAACTCACTAGAAGAAATAGAAATACCAGAAAAAAATGAAAAAACAGAAATGTTAGGAGATGTCCAAAAAGAAGTGTTAAAATGTTTAGGTATGCTGTAAAGACAAAGAAATGATTTAAAAGATACGAAAGTAATATAAAATGATTTTTAGTAGTAAATCACAAATGATTCATGTTATATCAGAAGTAGTTGTTTTAATAGGATTTACTTTTTACTTTACTAGTAAAATAAATAAATTATCAGATGATTTAGTAAAAACAAATCAAATAATTAAATCACAAAACGAGAGAATAAACTACTTAGAAAGTATGGTTAAACATATTTTAAATAAAATAAATAAACCAGTTAAAATAGAAGAACCATATCAAAATAGACAACCAAATCGACAAAGTAGACCAGAAATTAAAGAAATTAAAGAAGATGTTCAAATATCTGATAAACAAGAGAATCAATCAACTGAAGAAACAATTAATGAAACATTAGAAGAAAATCAATCAACTGAAGAAACACTTAGTGAAACATTAGAAGAAACACTTAGTGAAACATTAGAAGAAACACTTAGTGAAACATTAGAAGAAACATTAGAAGAAACACTTAGTGAAACATTAGAAGATGATTTAGATAAAGAACTAGAGAAAGAACTAAACGAATTAAAAAAAGAGGAAGAAAAACTAGAATAATTTTTATTACAATAATAAAAATTATTTAAAACGTGGTTGTAAAATTCCAACCTAAATCTTTGAAAAGTTCCTTGCATATTTTATCATGAAATGATTTTCTTTCATTAGACTTTAAAATATTAAAATCTGATTTCTTACATGGATATTTATGCCTACGTAATAATTGATACAATACATAATGCGTATTTATAAAATTCTTTCTAGATAACTTTTTATTTTTCTTATACTTCTTGTCATATTGAGATACTAGTAAGTCAAAATCTTCTAATAATTTTGGTTCCAAATGTGAAATGTTGTCTGGGGTTTTTCCAGTTAAATTATAATGAATTAGAATAATATCTTCATAATGTTTAGCATATCCTAATTCTTTTAAAAACAAGAAAACGTGTTTTCGAGATATTTTTGAAAAAATAACTGTTTTTGTATTACTTTTTATGAGCAAACCATGTAATTCAAATTGTTTAGTTAATTTAGTGTAGACTTCTTGTAAAATATTAACATTTTGTTTACCTTGATATTGGTTGATACAGTCTTTAAAATGAACCTTTCTATCATACGTATATTTTGCACTCATATTGATTCTTTCACTATCTTTGTAAGATGAATCAGTAGAAGATAACTGAATAACATTACCACATTCTAAACATATTTCATTATTATCTATTTTATGAAAATTACTTTGTAAACAATTCGTACATATTTCACTATTTTTTTTTTCTGGGGAAAGTTCTTTTGTTTCGTGTTTCGTATCGATATATTTATTAGCTATTTTAAGATATTTTTGAATAAGTTTTTTTTTTTCACTTTGCTTATTGTCTCTTTTTCCAAAAAAAGAAAACACAACCGGCTTTTGTAAAATATTCTTATATTTTTCTATTGTTTCAGTACTTTCCATAATATAAAAATGATATGAATTATTATTTGATATATCTACAATTTTATTTTTTACGTTGTATAAACTTTGGTATAACTTATTTTTCATTCGATGAGTTAGATTTGATTCTAATGATTTTTCGATAGTTTTTTTTTCTATTTTATATTTTTTAATTTTTTGTTTTTCTTGATCAAATTTTTTTAATATATTCTGATGTATTAACAATATATCAATATTATTCATTTTGTAATCAAAAATCTTATATTTAAACAAGAATTCTTAAATAGTTAAAAAAAATAATAAAAAAAATTTTTTTTTTTCTTGTAGTAAATAAAAATGAACAGTAAATCTTCTCTGTGTACTTCAAATCTTACATCCGGTTTCATCGATTTAGCAACATACGATGAATTAGAAAAATACATGTATGGTGGTGCTGATGCAACCGCTTATTTCGTACGTGAAACTCGTAAATCAACATGGTTTACTCAAGTTCCTGTAGTTCTTAGCCGAGCTAGTGGTTCTCCTGAATTTGGCCAAGAATGGTCTGTTACCATCTCTCGTGCTGGGGATTACCTATTAAACACCTGGTTGCGTTTGACTCTTCCAGAAGTTACAAATACATCAGCATGTGCTACTGATGGATCTCATTCCGTTATTGCGTGGTCTCCTAATTTAATGCATAATCTTGTTAAAGAATGTTGTATTACATTTAATGACCTTGTAGCTGCCAGATTTGACAGTTATCATCTTGATTTCTGGTCTGCCTTCACCACCCCAGAAGGTAAACGTCAAGGATATGCTAATATGATTGGTAATACTCCGGAATTAGCTGGGCAACCAGCTGGTCCAAATGAAACCTTACCAGCAACTGTATTGAACTTACCACTCCCATTTTTCTATTCTCGTGATAGTGGTGTAGCTCTTCCAACTGCTGCTCTTCCATACAATGACATGCGTATTAACTTTAGTTTCCGTGGATGGAATGAATTATTACAAGGTTATCACTTAAAATTAGAGGATAACGTTCAAAAATGTTTCAAACAAACATGCACGCAAATCCAAATTGGCACGGGTGTTGTGTCTACGGATGGAACAGTAACTGAGACTGCTTATATTCATACTGAACCACGATTAAGTGGTACCGGTACTGGTGTACAAGTATGGGCTAACTATGCTATTGTTTCTAATGATGAACGTAAACGTATGGCATGTGCTCCGCGTGATATCTTAATTGAACAAGTACAAACCGCTCCTGTAACTAGTTACGATGTTGGTCAAGTTCGTACTCAAGATATTCGATTCTCTCACGCTATTAAAGTATTATTCTTTTCTGCTCGTAACAAGAGTTGTAATGCTGTATGGTCTAACTATCGTTCCCTGAGTAACATTGTATCATCATGTCAAGTTAGTTGCAAAAATCTAGATGGATACGAAAAAGGTTGTGGTTACACTCATATGTTGATCCCTCCAACGAAATTACGAACTGGCGTTGATGCAGTTGACCCAATTGATGTAACCAGTCTAACATACGAAAATACTCTTCGTCTAGGTAACATGGGTAGTGATTACTTTATGTTTGTACAACCATGGTATCATGCTCCTCGTATCCCAGTTGTTACTGGATACCATATGTATTCTTATTCTCTTGACTTCATCTGTTTGGATCCTCTAGGTTCCACTAACTACGGTAAATTAACCAACGTTAGTATCACTCCTGAAGCAAGTGACCAAGCTAAAGCGGCAGCTAACCCAGTTGCAGATGCTGCTGGTAACTTAGAAGGTCTTCCACATTGTGTATCGTGTACCCCTCCATACACTGGTTACTACACAAACCCGCAAAAATTTGACTTTATTGTCACTGCTGTGAACAACAACATCATTCGTATTTCTGGTGGTGCTCTTGGTTTCCCAGTATTGTAAATATTTTATATTTCTTTCTTAAAAAAATATTATAATAATATTTTTTTAAATAAATGGTAGATACTAAAAAAAAAGAAAATGTAGACGAAATTGTAGTTGTCGAGAAAGAAAATATATGCGAAAATCAAAAAACATTTAATAAAGCTTTTTTGAAAGCAGTTGATAACTATCCAAAGGAAAAATACAATCAATTAACAGATGGTGAAAAAACATCTTTGACTGTTCAATATATTCTATATATTTTACTAGGACTTGTGTTTATAGTATGGGCAGTATTTCTGGCTCAAAAATCAAAAGATAAAGTCCTACACAATGTGTTAGCTCTTGTATTTTCACCAGTTTATGTCTTTTCATATTATATCGCTTCTAAAAAATAAATTTTATATATATATCTAAATATAAAATTTAATTTTCTATCTGTACCTTCATCTTATTGAAAATATCAATAACATTTTTTAATATATCTAAACGATCTTTTTTTTTATGTTCTACATTAAATCTTTTTGCTAATTTAATGACTTCATTTTTAGATAAAATTTTAACAGTATTTCTTGATTTTTTTCGCGCTTTTTTCATGTCTTTAAAATCTGCTTTATAAAAAGCACTACCATATCCTTTTGATAAACATTTTCGACGTGTTCCAAATTTGTCATATCCTTCAGGTAATCTTTTTTTATCCCCACAATAAATAGTTTCTTTGTCTACAAATTTAATATTTTCTTCTACATTTTCTTGATCAACAATTACAATATTTTCTTCTATATTTTCTTCTACATTTTCTTCTACATTTTCTTCTACATTACGTTTTGATTTCTTTTTTTGATTTCTTTTTGATTTCTTTTTTTTATCCATTTATTTTAGTAAAAAAATTTTATTTTTAAATAAATGATTACTCCAATAGATATTTTAATTATTTTAATTCCGTCTATTTTAGGATATTCTTTAAGTGCTTTATGCCCGGTATCTAAATCATCT